CTTTGCAGTCAATACAACTTCGTCAAGAGTTGCAGTTGCTTCTGGAATTGTTTCGCCTTCAGCGACAACTTCTGGAGCATCAGCAACAAAACGAGGTACTGACTTTGTACGAGATGCCATGGTTTCACGACGAGCAAAACGCTCTACCGCAGAGTTGGCAAGAAGGTCTTGGATGACTGCACTGCCTTGTTCCTCTAGGATGTAACCATTGGCTTCTGTTAAATCAATTCTAGCCATTTTGTTTTCTCCTTAATAGAAAATAAATTTTTGTAATAGGTATTGAATCGTCTAATTCATCCATAAACCTTTGGCAACGTCCATCGCCATAAGTATATGTATATTATATCAGATTTTCTTACCCAGTATCTTTGCTGCTTGCATTTCGCTTGCAGAATATTGAGTACTTACTGATGCCTTTATGGCTGTATCGGCTTGTCCGCCAACACGTACCTTGGCATCAAAGATTTCTGGGAAATCCTTCTTAAGTTGCTCAAGTTGATCATCAAGACCAATAATCTCAAGATTATCATCAAAATCTAATTTGGAGGTATCCAAATATTTAATAAATCTTGATGGATCTTTCAAACCTTCAGCAGATAACTTCTGATTGATTCTTTCATTCATAAGTCTTCCACTGAACTCTTTAATCTTCTGATCTTTGCTATTCAGGTCTACTTCAAGTTGTTCTTTTTCTTCCCTGAACTTTTTTGCATCATTTTTTGCACGATCCAATGCCTCAAGTACTGCTTTTGGATCATTGATTACTGGTTCTTGTGTTTCTGTATTATTCGTTTCCAACGTCGCCTCCTGTGGCTTCCATCATTACATTATTTGTATTTGTGTTCTGCGATAAACTAGTCAAAGACTGTTCCACCGCAGCAATTTCACGGGCAACTTCATAATCGTAGCCCATTTCAATAAGAACTTGCTCAAGAGATACACCAACTACACGCTTCTTGACTGCAACTTCCCATGCATCTAAACTATCCATAGATTCAATGTCCTTCCACTTAACTTGAACATCTGGTTCAGCAGAAGTATCAATCTTTAGGATAAATCTAAACATATCTGCCCATGTTGAGCCAAATGTGATCTGACGATCCTTTACCTTGGCAATGAGCGGTGCTTCAGCAGTTCTGAGTGATTCACCAGAAGGAATGCTTCCAGTCTTCTCAAAATAATGAAGCGGAGTATTTGTGATAGATGCCATAGAACGAACGAAATCCTTCACTGGCTCTGTAAATACCTTGTGATCAGCAGGAGAAAATTCTCCAACCTTATCTACGCCACGAAGATACCAGAGTTCACCTGGTCCATTCTTCAAACGGCCTAGATTATCTTCTAATGTTGCAGAATCATCAAAATCTTCAAACTCTGCAGAATTACCACTACCAGATAATGCATAACGCTGTGGTGCACCTTGATAATCAACAGTTGTCATGTGTGTAACAATCATTTTGTTGATAGCGTCTTGCGGTCCATAAGCATCAATGTGTTCTGGTCTTCCATATTGCTTGGATGTGCGGAAATGAAACACTGGGATTTCATTCCATGGGTTTTCTACGATTTCTGCAAGGGCAAAACCATTAGCAGAAACAATATTTACAACCTCTCCAGGCATTGTGTATTTCTCAATACGATCTGGGTAATACATATTTAAATGTGATGTTTTCTTTGTATGATCTAGAGGATCTTCAGACTGCCACAACTTTGCAGCAAATCTCTTAGTGCGTGGATTCTCATCATCATAAATCATGACAGTTGTAAGTGGTGAATTGTAATCAACCGTAATATTTCCTGTTACATCTGTCCAAACAATCGCATAGCAATCACCATAGGTAAGTGCACGGCGGTGTATTTCATCTGCATCAATCTGCAGGTCATTCATTTGCCAGATATCTTTGATTTTCTGGTTAGCCTGCTCTGTGTTGGCAGTAATGTTTGCAATTTCTAGGCGGTTTAGAACAGAATCTACTACCGTCCTTGCAAAGTTAAATCTGAAGTCATTAGGTGATCCGCCTAGAAGTCTATACCAACGATTATTTGGAAAAACCTCAGAATTTGTACCTTCATAATATGCTTCAGCAGTTAAATAGGAATTTCTCCTATCAACTATTGTGTCAATAGCCTTTTTTATATCAGACATGTTGTCTCCTTAAATAATTTATTTGTTTTGTTTCTAGTTTTACTGCTTTATTATCCAAGAAGTACAAAATGCCAGAAACGACAGCATCTAGTACGTCTTCATGTGAGAGTTTTGGAAACGCCCACATTTGTTCTTCCAATACTGGGAAATGTGAAGTATGCTTCACTTTCTTTTGTTGGTAGAAGTTCAACGCCTTGCCTGCACGAATTTGTTTAGACAAGGATTGGTTTTTTGATCTATATTTCGCAGGAACATGTTTAAAAACATCTTTCCACAAGTCTCCGCCTTGGTTTACTTCAACATAAACTACTCCAGCATCAAATGTATCTACTAGAGCAGCGACTCTATCTGCAATATCAGATGGAGACATTTTTACTTGTTCTGCGTGGCGTACATAAACATTATTCTTTCCATGTTTATCTATGCCTCTGGACAATACAGCAATACCTGTAAAGTCAGAAATCTTATTCTTTGTAACTGCTGGGTCAATACTAATAATCGTATTGCCATAATCTTCTAATTCTTCTATTTCTACATCTTCATTTGTCCAGAAAGTGCCATCAGTATTAACTGGGCGGTTCATATAGTTCTTAGCAAAGTCTCTTAGGTGTCTTTGGCTTATCAACCAGTCTAAAGGCCACTTCTCAGGCCACACAGAGCGTTCTGAGCCATCATCATTAGGCATAATGGCTGGATAGTAGTGAACCTTTACGTTCTGATCTGTAATCCAAGACAATTCTGGATCAGCATAGCCTTCGCCATATTTTCTGAATTGATCCATAACAGAGTTTGGCATAGTGGTTGTTCCAACAAATATCATACGAGCATAAATATTCATAGGAGCAATATCATCAAACACTGTATTCTTTTGTTGCCCTGCCTGATATTCAGAATAGTTCTTTTCGCCTTTTTCAATATCATCTAAAATAATTAAGTCTGGGCGTTGACCAAAAACTTTTTTACCTAATGAGTTAGTGTCAATACCATTAGCGTCAAAAATAAAATCATTGCTCTGAATAATACGCCAAGAATTTGATGCCATGGCACGACCAGATGAAGCCACAATTTTAGGTTTGCATAATTCTGGATAATCTTCCTGTAAATATTCATTTCCCTCCAGTTCGTTCTTAAATGTCATAAGATGCGTCTCTGCTTGCGAGGCGGCATCTGAAAATGCTGCAATAAATTTTACATGATTATGTGCTGCTGCCCACATAGGCAAAATAAGAAAGATCCAGGTAGATTTTCCGCATTCACGAGGAGCAATAAAGGCATCACGGTTTTCTTTTGGTCTTTCTGGTTTGTGGATCCAAGATTTGCCATATTCAGCAAGATCCACGTGAAACTCTGATAATGTTATTTCTCCCTGAGCATTTTGAAGGTGGTGTGGTAGATAAACCAAAGCAAATAACATAGGGTCATACTTAGTAAGTTCCCTACGTCCTTCCGAAAATGATAATAATTCTAATGGAATACCATCTAAAATATCAGTTGCCTTCATTCTTCCTTCTGGTTCTCTTGTTTTCTAGGTTTGTCAGTCTAAGATTTATTTCGTTTACTGTGGTTTCTAGTCTGTTTAGTTGATCTTTTGTACTGCCTCCGCCATTTGGTCTGAATTCTTTAACAAAAAATCTCATCATAGCGAATATAGGTGTCAAGATTGCTACTATGGCTCCTCCAAGTGCTGCTAATAGTTCTGGTGTCATCTATATCACACCACCAGATTTGATTTTATGGGAAATATTTTTTTCAGACAGCGAAAAATATTTTTTAATTAGCGTTTTCATGTTGGGTACTCCCTATCAAACCTTCAAACCTTTGTGTCCTCATAGCCTCATTTCTCGCTTTGGCCTCATTCAACAAATCAATGATGGCCAAATCTTGTCCATCTTTATTCCTTTGTTCATTGATATGTGTTGACTTACCTTCAATAAGGTTAATGGTTTGTATTGCTTTATGGACAGCATTGGCCAATTTGTTCAAACCATCACTATCCAATGAATCTTGCATTAGGGATTCTACACATCTATCTAATACTGCTTGTGCCGCTATAAGTTTTTCTTTATCAGAATAGAATACTCTCAATCCCGCCGCCATTTTGGCCAGGGTATCTACAGAAGGCATATCCAAACCTCTATCTACAAACCATTTTTTGGCGGTATGGTAAGACTTAGGATATCCAAGATATCTCATTGCTGGTCCAATACCCATTTCCTGAGCATTGGATATAAATTCTGTTATTTGGTTTTCATCAAAGGTTTGATAGCCCATTATTTGCTCCTATTATGGTTTGGATATTTGACATTACGGCGCACATCTGATAGCATCTTGGCCATATCAAACCCTCTCCAACAATTCTTCTATTTTCTGTGACAATTCATCATCTAGTTCTATATTCATACCAATCTCCACTGTCTTCTCCTCATCCACAAACTGTATACCAAACCTCAGTGTTCCATCTACATACTCTACGTTATTTGCATATGGGAATAATATCAAGTGTTTCCTCCATACCGTCCGATTTTTAACTAGTTATTGCACCTATGTAATTATAGCATTAAAAAAGAGAGAAGCGGTGAGGTAACATATATGGCAACAGTATAATAACCGCTTCCCTCTCTAGTCGGTGGGGCGACCCCTTAGCAGAGACTAAGGTAATACCATTGTATCACGGCCCTTCTTGTAATACCCTCCAACTCTCTTTACCCAACAAGGTTTGCAGTAAGATAAATGCCAATCTGGTGCACTTCTTCTCAAACCAAAATCAGATATATTTTTAATAACATGACAATCCAAACATTCCTTCTCTGTTCTTATAATAGTAGGACCATTGGCTTTAATCTTATCCCGTTTGATTTTATCTATTTCATTATTACAAACCTTACAATATGTTTGTCTTTTATTATTTGCATGAGTAGAATAATGATAATCAATATCTAAATCTTTAATCTCTTTACATCTTGGACATTTCTTAGTCCTTTTTTGGTTGTCCATAAGCCCCATCCTTATTACGCTTAGTCTTTAATCTATGGCAATTAGCACATAATGTCCAAATATTATCTGGATCATTGTTAGCCCTATTACCGTCTTTATGATCTACATCCAGTTGTATTCTATCTACTGGAATAAATCCACATTGTTCACATTTATTGCCTTTTTGTGCCCGCCCATATTTGTGACATCTGTGACAAACATTTCTATAAGTCTTTCTACCTTGTTTATCTCTGCCCATGCCTGCATTCATATTTCCGCATTGACATTCTCTTTGTATTAATGATCCTCTGGCATTACCCATTTAGTTCCACCCATCCGATTTCTTTTAGTGTGCCCTGACAAATTGCACAGGTTGTTTGTGGCATTGTTGTGTTGTATACGATTTCACATGGTATACAGTAAGTTACTATCATTTTTTCTGTCATATATATAGTATAGCATATACTCAGGGTATTGTCCACTGATATTTCTATCAACATCTGACACGCTAATCCTCCTGGTGACACGACTAGCAGTGGTTAGGCCATGGTTACCCATGGATTTGTAATTTTTATGTCTTGAGGTTAGGGACAAACGCTGTGGTAAAGAAACCTTTTTCCAGTCAAAATACAGATGATATTTTGGTGGTGCCCCAAGACTATTCAGTTGTAGGCTGTTTGTTTGAGGGTAACTAGCCGATAAACCCTATAACCATTATAGCAGATGCCTAGAAGTATTTATCTGGATCTATGCCTTCTTCTTCAAGTTCTTCCAAATCAGCCTCAGCATCATCAGCCTCATCTACCAATCCAGAGGCTTCATCGCAGGCTTCTGACATTATTGCATTTCCTGTTTCAACTATTTCACCCATAAATGCCATATATTCTCCAATATCAACATCATTCCAATTCTCACCCAATTCTGTATTTTCCATTTCTGCTGCAAATTCTGGTATCACATAATCAAAAAATACTGTTTCTTGTCCTGCATTTCCACACATTCCATACATTGTATCCATGGCTTCATAAAATGCGGACTCTACCATCTCTGATGCTTCTTCATACAATTCACCTATTTCTTCTGCTAAATCATCTGCCAATCCCCATCTACCACCAGCAGCAGCCAATGCACTTCTTGCAGCCCTTCTCATTTCTGATCTTTGATTGCCAGTTCTACCAAAAGATCTTCTTGCAGATGAAAGTCCTCTGCTTGCCATAGTTGAGGCAGTTCTTGATATTACTGCTCTGGCTACCGCTCTTCCAACTGCCCTAGCATAAAATGCCATTATTGAATTTCGCCTTGGTATTTAATTGCTCTTGATCTATAATTATCTACATTACCAAAAGCATTTAATAATGGTGTGGATGTACTAATCTGCCAAACCATATCTCCAAGTATTGGTGTGCCTTCTCTATCTTTTATATTGGCAAGCAAAAACCCAATAGCCATAGGCTCATCTGTAGTTATGTTAAGTCTTTGATTTTGATCAATACCCGCAGTTAATGGGATCTTTTCAGCAAAATAATATTCTACTACTTCTTCAGAACCAACTTGCTTGATGACATATTTATACAGGTCACCAGAATACTTGTGGCGTTGATATGCAGATGGTTTCATTAAACTGTTCTCCAGTTATTTTCTTCAGTAGTGTCTAACATTTTACCAGTGTAAACAGATCTTGCTCTCATGAAAGATAACTTATCGCACATCATTATGGCCATAGGTGCTATGAAAGGAGCAGTTTTGTCTCCAGCCTTGAATGTTGTGGAAGCCTCGTTTTGCATGGTAGTAGAAACTGCCATTTGCTCAAATACAATATCCTCATTGTTAAGCATGTATGCTGCTTGATATGCCGTGGCTCTTTTCAAGATTTCAAGATCTCTTGTGTCCTCAACATCTGCCTCAAACTTGCCAACATATGCTTCTATTGCATATTGTGCTCGTTCTACAAGACCAGCATTCACTGTCTTATTAGTGATTGTCTTTACTTGTGCTGTTGTAACAAACATTTTTCCTCCTTCTTACTCCGCCAACCATTGTAATCCCAGCCATGTCATAGAGTAGACTGGTATTTCTTGGAGTGAGTAAATCTCTTCTTCTGGTTTTGGGTAATAATCTGACTGGTAATCTATATTAGTACCGTCAGACTTAGATCTAATTGTACCGCTTGAAGCATTGGAAGCAGCCTGTATAAAACCACCACCACCACCTATTGTTGGTACTGTTTGACCGTGCTCAGTCAACAACTTTATGTTATTTCTATCGGATGTTCTATTTAATCTATTTGTTGAATACTGCCACAATCTTGTATTTGTTGTTTCATTTACATCTGTTTCTGGCAGAATCTGGATATATGCTTTATTATAATCAGCACGACTAAACGTATATCCATCTTCCACTACGTTTACAAATACTTTGCCTGTTATTCCTGTACCGCCCAAGGTTTGACCAGGTAATACAGCGATGATTGCAACATAATCATCATATGGATTGTTTGTAACTGTGGCTCCATTGTAATAATTATTAGCAAACTTAGCGACAACTGTTCCAGAATTTATGTTCATAGTTGTTTCTGGTGCAAGCATGGGCTTTGTGCCACGATAATTAGTTCTATCTCCTGGCAAGTTTTCATTTTCTGTGAACTTTGTCAGGGCTAATCCTGGAATAAACCAAGTATTACCTTCCTGAATACCAGTTTGTCTACGTACATATTTAGCGTGGTACTGTTCATAATCGTATGCATTATCTGGAATATAATTAATAAAATCAGTAAGTAAGTATGTATCTTTATTAGTTAAACCAGTTACTGGTGTTGCTAGGTGATATTGATTATTTCTATGTGTATCAAAATATTTGTCTGCTGTCTCGCCTGGTTGGAATGGGTTTAGTGAAGCAGACTGAGCATCGCTTGTTTCTAATAATTGTGGTATTTCATGGAAATGATTTACAATGCCAAGATCAACAGCAAGCATTGGGCTTGATACATATAGACTTGCACCTTCAACCACTACCTGCTTTAATGATGCTACAAAATCTTTATAAAGTTTTGTCACATCTTCATTAGGCAAGGCATCTTTTAATTCTGTTAAATCTTCAGGGTAGTTCATGAAAACAATAAGATCATAGTTACCAATACTAATATCATTCTGAAGATTAATAAATCTATTTCTACCCACAGAATCTATCCATCTGCCAGTTAGGAATGGCTGAGAATATATGGTTGTGTCTGGTTTGCTATCTAACTTTATCCATTTTTGCTTATCTTTAAATGAATTAATGTTAGTCTCTAGTGTCCAGTAGGTATCTGCATAGGTACCTTCTTTTACATAAACTACACCATTACTAATCTTGGTTGGTGAATCAGCATCATTGGCTCTTGTCATTGGGCTTTGAAGACCATTGAATACCCAGATGCCGTTCTCTCTATTATTAATCTGATTAGTTAATAAAACTCTATCTCCGTTATTAAGTTCAACACCGCTAAATGTCATACCAAGCAGTGAACCATCAAAACCAGAATATTGAGAAATATGATTTGCATCACCCTGGACAGTTCCAGTTCTATTTGATGTTGATGTAGTAGGTAAATAATTCTGTGGAGATACATTTCCTGGACTCCATGTTAAAACATTATCTATAACAGCAACACGAACATCTGGAATTATAGTAAAAGTCTGACGCTTTGCTAAGTCTAGATTATATGTTTCTGTTACTGAGTTTTTATTTTTGTGGGTAATGCTATAAGACTCAACAATAAAATTGTCATCTAGTTCTACGCCATGCTTACGAGCAATATCATTCCAGTATAGTTTTAATGCCCTCTTCTTATTTACACTTACCGTTGGCTGTGGAAACTCAGCAGAAGCATTCATAGCATCTCTAAACGGCTGTTCATCATAATTCCAGAACTTATATCTTTCCTGGATCTCAAACTTGTTTAATGGGAAATTAATACCATGGGCAAATGTTCTTAGAAGACCGTTGAATGCATCTATTACTGCTTCATCTCTCCAAGATCCATTAAATACCGTTGTGATTTTCTGATTTGCTCCCAATAAATTTTCATCCTGAGAATTAAATCCTTGATAGAATGTTTGATCAAGTTGTTCATCAAATAACTTTCTTGGGTTTGCACCTAGCCATGTAATTTCTGGGAAGAATACCTGGTCATCATTTATAAACTCAACTGTACGCTTATCTAGTTTGCCATCAATCCAGAACTCTATAGCCTTATCATCAGACACGGTTGAATGATCTAGCGCCATTCCTGGACGGGTAAAGTTAATTACTATATGGTGCCATGTATTGTCAGCAATTGTTGCATTACTGGTAAATTCAAAAGATCTTGCATTAGTCCCATATTTATCTACATATGAAATATTCAATTTGCCATTCTTAACATTAATTGTTAGTTCATTGATGGCAGACAAAACCGTATCTGCTGTGTAATATTTATTTCCTATATTTCCAATATCAGAAGTGTCAAAATTCTTGTCAAGGCTTACAACTGACCCAGTCTGAGTTACATCCATGATTGATGAACCATAACCAATAATACAGTTTTGCTTATTTGTCTTTAGGCTTAATTCAATATAGCCTGACCTATAGGATGTTGCAAGGCCTACATATGATGTTCCGCCTAAATATACAAGCGTGTCTTCTCTTATTAGTGGAACGTTTCTTTCTCCACCGTTGTCTACTTCGTATTGCATTGGGCTTGTAAAAGCGGCACCAACAGACAAACCACCGCTAACAATGCTTCCATTGTATAGTGGCCCATAAACATTTGTTGATACTGGATTACCAAATATGACTGGTCTTACACCAGTATCTCCAGAAACAGTAGTCATGTTTGTTGTTCTATTAATCTGATTTCTTATCATCCAAAGGCTTGATTGTGTACCATTTTCATTATAGGCATTGTGTGCAAAGTCAAAAAGATATTTATTCTTGACATTTGCAGAACTCAAAACCTCAAATTGGTCAACTTGATTATAGATATTTTTCATTATCTGACACCGTCCATTGGAAGTAAACTGCTTTCATTTGTAATCTTGATAAACTGTACCCACGGAGACTGAGCATCAAATATCTTAATACCGTTAACTGTAATACCACCTGTTAATACTCTGCGATTTGCCAATTCTGCGGTAGCATTAAATGGTGCAATTCTTACAATTCTAGGTGTACCTGCATTATTGAAGATAGCGCTTGCAAACATAAATGCTGCAGAGATTGTTGTGTTATCTATTCTTGCTGCATCTAACATTAATGCAGATGCTGTCATTGGCGCTGCTGTTTCAACATTATTTAGAACAGCAAGTACTGTATGGTCTCCAGATTCCGCAGAGGCAGTCATAGGATCTGCCAAATATAAAGCAGTTGTAGTTAATGCTGGCATGACAGATTGTGCTGATGCAGTCATAGCATCACCAAAGATAACAGCCATAACTTTACCAGGCATCATTCCAAATAATGTAGCCACTTGACCTGCGTTTATTCCATTTTTATCCCAATAGATTTCATCAAAATAAACACTTATATTTGTGGGCACTACTGGCAAGGCTGTATTGACAAAAGGAGTAATCAATGTTCCTATACCAAGTCTTGGGAAATTATTAGCCTCACTATTGGCACCAACATGTTGTGAGCCATTTGTTAATTCTATTTGATATGTTCCAATATTTTGGGTTGCTACCTGCAAGCCATCAACATATAATGTTAATGTATTCTGATTATTGTTATGATGAGAATTTAAAACAATATGATGTAGACCAAAATCAAATACGTTTACATTATTAGGAGTGCTCATTGTAATAGGCAAATCATTCTGACTATTGATCTGAACATGTAACTTATTCTGATAGTGATAAATAATTATATTTTGATTATCTGCATATCCATTTGCATTCCAAAGAACACGAAGACCTGTGGAGTTATCATCCAATGCTCTTTGCATCCAGAATGATGTGTGCCATGAGTTAGGACCAGTGCCCCAATTATCTAGATGTTCAGATTCTTTAAATACAATGGCTCCATTAGTATAAGTTCCAGTACTCTTTACAGACTTACCATTAATACCAAGATCTGGATTAACTACCGTGCCATTAATTACAAAATTAGCCACGGAATAATCAGTATCAGTTCCATAATCTAAGTATGGTTCAGAACTATCAAATGTTACATATCTGTATGGTGCAATATTTGCCTGTACATAATCATAATAGATAGTATTTAAATGGAAGGCATTTGGAAGTTCTGCATAAACTACAAATTCTGTATGAGAAATTGTTGAGCCATGAGAATGTTCAGGATCAACTGTAAAGGCTTGTGCAAACATATGCTGTACAGAAACAACCCTGTCAAATCCAGTAGTCATTACAGGTTGTGGTATTTGTGCTGCTAAGGCAGTAATAGGATCTGCATCATATTCAAAGTTAATACGTGCTAAAACATTATTGTTTTGTCCCATAACTGCTGTGACCTCAAGGCCATCTGCAAATATTGTTTCATCTGGAGATTGTTGCTTAACAAATGAATAGTGATCTAAAACTTGTGCAGCAGTAAGAGTAATTGGATAATATGCAAATTCATCAAACATTACACCATCATTAAGTTTAATTTCTTTAGAACCACCTAATTGAATGCCGTAACCAAATATTGGTCCTGATGGAGCATTAACAGTATTTATGCTAAGAATATTTTCTGTTGGTATTTCTCCAGTAAAACCACTACCAAATGTTAATTTAAGTAATTCATTGCCAACAAGAGCACCGTTTACATATACATATCGACGCATATATTGTGGATCAGCCACAGGTTCATGAGTAATTACTACATGGTTCCAGTCGTTTCTATTAGGATTAGCATCGTAATATGTTCTCCATAATGCAAAGGCAGTTGGTCCTTCACTAGCATAATTATAAGTTTTAATTCTTTCTGCTACTAAAACATGCTTAAAGGTTGCACTACCTGCAAGAGGTCCGCAATTAAAATAATCGTACAACTCTGCAATATCAGTGATACCATCACTAAATAATGAACCAGATTCTTTATATCCTTCAAAATTGTCTTCGCTAATTGGTTCATTAGGATTGGTAACTCCAGCACCCGTGGCGGTAGCAATAGAGTAATACCAAAACTCAATTGATAACCTTCTTGATGCATACAATTCATCTAATTTATCTGCCCATGTTGAACCAGGAAATTGAACTTGTAATCTTGGTTCATGAAGAATAATTCCATTTGAATTTGCTTTCCAGGAAGTTGTATTGTTTACTGCCTGCATTTCTTGTGTAGATAATTGTTCAAAGTCTAGATACTGTGTTGTATATCCAGATTCTTCCATAGAACCATAATTTGTAGGATTAAGTTTTCCATCATTAATATAAATAAGAGGATTAAGTTCCATTACCTTTTGGAAATAATTTTCATCAATATTAAGTGTTGGATTTACAAATAATGCCGAAGCAATAAATGGTCTTTGAGCAACGAGTGGCTCTGGGAAAAGTGCACTTGCGGTGCATGGCAAAACAGAAACTGTTTTGTCTAAGTTAGTTTCAATATTAAATGGAAATACCTGTAATGCATCTGCTGTGCCTAATTGAATATTAGGAATAAGTATCCATTGACCAGTAAGTATTGTGGGATCAACCATTAATGCTGAACCAGTAATTGATGTGGAAATATTTGTACTATCACCAATAGTTGCTGCAATAACTGGATCAGTCATTAATGCAGAGGCTATTGCTGTTGGACCCTTTTGAGGCATACCAAGCATGTCTCCATCTGCTGTTAATGGAAATACTGTTTCATTAAAGTTTAGAGTATTTCTAGAATTCCATATTGCTTGTATTTGCGTTGGACCAATTACGCTTTGTCTAGCAAGATAGAAATTAGAAATGGTAAATGAACTTGCTAATGCTGATGAATGTCCAAATGTTAGATAATTTATATTTACTGATGGATATCCAATAGTCAAGGTCCAAGATGCTACTAACAATCCATTTAGATAAAGAGTTGCATTGTAGCCATCTTTGCGAAGAGCAAAATAATACCATTCACCAGTTTGTAAGTTTAAATCAGTTCCAATTGTAATTGCTGCACCACTACCAACTTTAGCAATAAAAGCCTTTTTGCCTGTAACAGAATCAACTCCATAAGTAATATAAAAATCTTCAGTATTTGATGATGATGCTTCAGTTCTAATCAAAGTAGAAAATGTTGTCGGCCATGTATTTATTTTTGCCCAGAATCCAGTTGAATAGTCTGATTGTTCCCAGGTTGTTCCATCCCACTCATATTGATTAATAATTGTTCCAGCATCTCTTACTCTTGATGCAAGTGAATTTGTTCCAGTAAATGCCCATCCGCCTTCTGTTGTGGTAGTTGGTGCTGCTTCATAGACTGGAGCATTGCCAGTTAATGTAAATTGTGATTCTGTTGTTTGTGCTACTGTTCCTATTTGAGTATACGGGTCTTTATAGTTTTCCTGGAATCTGATGCCTCTTAAAAGATCATAAGAAGTGATTTGGTTATTAACATTTGAGGATAATTTTTGAAGTGCTTGAGAGTTTCCAATATCCCAAATTTGAGCAATAGCAGTGTCATCAATATCACTAAATCCTGTTAAATAAAAATTAGAAATATATCCAGTTGCACCAGCAGTATAACCAAATTGTAAAAGTGATGCTAAGTCAGTCGATGATACAGAATCTGTTTTAGTTAAAACTAATTGTCCATTTAAATAAAAATATCTAGTGGTGCCACTACGACGATATGCAAAATAATGCCAACTATTATCCATATTGGATTTAAGAATTGTTTGTGTTGTTGAAGATCCTTCTATCAGAACAAGATCATGTTTTTGAGTTGTAGCATTATATTTAGTTCCAACACTAGGAAATGCACTTGTCGGTTGTAATGTAAAAAGTGTAAAAGTAATAGCAGTAGATAGGTTTAAAGGAAAATTATCATATTTAAACCAAAATCCTGTTGAAATATTATAATCGTTAAATTGAGAAAGAATTGTTCCAGCAGTATTTCTTATGCGAGACTGAGTTCCTGAATTAGTTGTTGTATCAAATGTTGTTGGAAAATACCAGGAGCCTTTACCTCCATTGGGACCAGTTAAAGAATTAAATTGTGGACTATTGCCTAAAAGACCCCAAGAACTTGTGTTATTTTCATTCACAGTCCCTGTTTGAACTGGTACTAATGAATAGTTACTATTAAATTCTATACCAGTTTGAATTGGGTATGAATGAATTTTTTTATGAAGTAATCCAGATGCTTTGACTGTTTCTTGTTGTAATCTTTGATGCCCTGGTCCAGGTGCAGCAGTACAAGTCATTGGATCAGCAGGAACAGATATATTCGTTTCTGTTAAATTCATACCAGTGATGTAAATATCCGTAAAATCTACTGGATCAACTGCGGTAGATGAGGAAACAAACATATTACATATATTGAATGATGCCTGATAATAAACGGTATTGCCCCAAGCAAAATTTGTTTGTAATTCTGTTGATGTTCTTGTTTGTGTATTTATTAATTGTCCATTAATATAATGAGTTAATGTAGTTCCAACTTTTCTTACTGATAAGAAATACCAGGTATTTAATGTTATTGCACCCACTAAAACTTCTTGGCTACCACTACCTCTTACATAAAATTGTGAAGGTCTGCCGTCTGCGTATGATGTGTATCCAAATTCAAAACCAGATGTTGCTGTAGGATCTAATCTCCAAAATGCACCAGATACATTAATACCCGTTGCTAGTGCATTTACCTTGATCCAAACACCAGCAGAATAATCATGATCTCTAAATCTACCAATAATATTTCCACCATTAGTTCTGTGATAACAACCATCTGTTCCATCACTAAGCATTCTCCATGAACCAGATCCATTTGGTGGATTTACGCCTGATTCAAATACTGGGTTTCTTCCTGATTTAGCCCAATATGTTGCACTTGTTTCTGTATTTGTACCCGTCTGATTTGGCACAAGAGCATATGCTTGGCTAAACTCAATGCCATTCTCTATTGCAAAACTATTTATTTTCGTATTAAGTACTGAGGCCATAAAAAAAGGCTACGCCAAAGACGTAGCCAATTCACCTACCTTCAATTCTGGGTTGATAGATTTTAAACTGTGTCCATTTACTGAGACAACAGGTGAGTTGAAGCAGGTCCAACTAAGTACAGAAGTAGTATGACAGTCAGATATCTGTACGATAATTTTTGGGTTCGGCAACTGAACCCCTAATAGGAGATTCATTGGACCCGCTTCAATTCTTGTGTTCATTATGCTACTGTGACTCTCACAATACCAGTTGAATCCCATGTAATGGTAAAGTTACCATTTGATGAAGATTGGTCTGAACCAAAATCAACATAGCCAATCAATGGGCGATCAGCATTAGTTGCAGGACTTGCATCATAAATAACTGCATAACGAGCAGTGATTGTGGATGAAGCCCATGTTACATCGTCAGCATCAAGAACGATAACGTTTGTTGCTGAGTTATAGTTGTTTGTCTTGTTAGCAAGTGAAATTCCACCTGCTGTGTAGCCAGTACCTGTTACTTCATATGCAGCAACATCGTCATAGAAGTTATGAGCGTCCTGATCTGGAGTATAGGTATTATTGAGAAGCGCTACCTTGATGGTATCGTTATCCCAGTCAATTCTTTTATCAAAAGCGTTCTGAATGAACTGTCCGTATAGTTTGCTAGCCATTATTCATTCCTCCTTACGCTGTCTTCTCAACGATAGCGAATGCGTCAGCATCTGCAACAGCAAATCCACGACGTACACGAGTCTTGAGCAAGACACCGTCCTTTGAAAATTCTGCATCACGAGATACAACAGACTCTACGCCACCACGGATACCATTGATAAGCATCTGACGGTTACCGCAGATAAGCAATGGATTTCCTGCTGGTGAAGCAGAAGCGGCTGTTGAAACAGCAGCACCATAAGATACAACTAGTGGATATCCGAATAGTGAGCCAGGTGTACCAGCCAATGGATCTGGAAGAACGAGATCGTTATTTCCTTTTACCATTCCACGAATTTCCTTAAGCATCTTAGGATGTGCCATCCAGACTGTATTTGCGGAATCAAACTTTGAAGAATCTTCAACAATACCAAGAGCATTGTTTAGATCATCATAAGAAAGCGCTCCGCCAGTTGTGATGAGGTTTGTTGGTGATGCAGGCATACCAATCAAACGATATAGAGATGTGTACGGAGCAGTGTCTGTACCATCTTGTGCAACGCTAACACCAAGTGTTGCGTTATCAAATTTACGTGCCCAGCGAGATGCCCATTCACGCTTATATGTAGCGAGAACATCTACTAGACCGTCATTAATGTCTTCCTCAGAAATGTGGAAGATCTTTGCATATTTCTTTGCAGTCAATACAACTTCGTCAAGAGTTGCAGTTGCTTCTGGAATTGTTTCGCCTTCAGCGACAACTTCTGGAGCATCAGCAACAAAACGAGGTACT